GTACAAGAAAACCATGTTTATACCTGTGATTGATTTATGAGTAGAACACCATCAATTAAAGAATTTAAGCATAAAAATGATTATGTTTCTGATGGTGAACGATGTGAAAAATGTCAGCATTATAAAAGTGGATATACAAAATTGATTAACAGTATTCCAAGACAAGAAAGACCTTATTGCAAATTAGGTGAGTTTTATACAAACAAATTAGGAATATGTAATGAATGGAATGAAACAATACTAAGAAAGGCTCAGGAGAAATGAACGAACATTCAGAATTTTATTGGTATGTCCAAAGCTATATTGAAAAGAACCCTGAGTGCGGTGCTTATGTATCTGACTATGTTTCCAAAGGTATAGAAAAGTCTAGGTTAGAAGCCATGCAAAGGGCGGCAGATATGGAAACAGCTTTAACTGTTGCTTTGGCTAAAAAGTTTAAAAAGCCTGATGAATTGATTTTAAGCAAACTAGAAAAGTGGCAAGGGAAGTCGGCATTAAATTGGACTGCAACTATTGAATCACTAAGAAAGGTACAAGAGAAATGAACAATAAACCAGTAGCGTGGATGCTTGTAACAGGTCATGGCACAAAGATTGTGGAGAAGAAGCCATATTGTGAAGTTGATTACTGGAAGCCACTCTATACCCATCCAGCAAAAGAACATTTTGAAGATGAACCACAAGCAGAAGAATTGCATGAAATCTTGCAAAGTCATTTAGACCTAACAGATGATGCTCAATACGATATAGGTTTTGATGCTGGCTGTAAACACGCTGAAAAGAATTTACAAGCTGAAATAGAGGCGTTGAAAGCAGAAAAAATTAGGGCTTATGACAATGGATATGAAGATGGTAGAAAACCTAATACAAATAAGGCACAAGAGACATGACCACTTTTACAACTGAAGATAGAGTAGCTGTGCAACAAGGCACTCCTGAATGGTTTCAGATGCGCCTAGGAAAAGTTACGGCTTCTAGAGTAGCCGACATATTGGCTAAGACTAAAACAGGGCCATCTGCTTCAAGGCAGAATTACCTTATTGAATTAGCTTTACAGCGCACTACAGGCATCATTCAAGAATCTTACTCCAATGCAGCAATGGAGTGGGGAACTCAAACAGAACCTCAAGCAAGGGTAGCTTATGAAGTCAATACCAATAATTTTGTCGATCAAGTCGCTTTCATCGACCATCCTAGTATTGAGTGGTTTGGCTGTAGCCCTGATGGGCTTGTTTCTGATAGGGGCCTTGTGGAGATTAAGTGTCCTAACAGCACAACTCATTGGGAATATTTCAAATTTAATAGACCGCCTCAAAAATACATTATCCAAATGCAAGCGCAAATGGCTGTAACTGGCAGAGATTGGTGCGACTTTATTAGTTTTGATCCTCGGATGCCTGAACGTAGCCAGTTGCTAATTGTGCGAGTTGATAGGGATGAAGCTTTTATTGTTGAAATGGAAGAACAAATTAAGCAGTTTTTGAGTGAAGTAGAAGTGGAAGTAAATTTGATGAAGGGAAATTAAATGGCTATTAAATGGTATGTAAAAGCTCCAGTTTCGGAATATGTAGCTCAAGATGGCACAAGCAAAAAACGATATGCTACAGTTGGCATAGTGACTGAAACTAAAAAAGGCGATCTGATGTTAAAGCTGGAAATGATTCCGCTTTTGGGGCTTAAAGAAGGCTCATTTTGGGCTTATCTCAATGTTCCAGAAGAGAAAACAGAAGGTAACGCTAAATCAGCTAACTTGGCTGATCTTGAATCTGATATTCCATTTTAAGAAAAGATAATGAAAAAATTAATCGGAGTTTTATTTGTTTTTATTGCAGTTTCAGCTTATGGTCAGCAACAAGTAATTACTTGTAAAACCCCTGCTGGAGCTGTATTTGTTTATTCAGGATATTCTTGCCCACCTGGATCAATTAGAGTTTTTTAAGGAGGCCGTATGAACGATCATATTTGGACTGCAAGTGGTACTGACATTACTTTGCGCTGGAAGAAAGCTGGATGGACTCCTCCATCAGAGATCCAAGCATACAAAGACAAATGGAAATACTTTCAAGAGCTTCCATTGCGTTCTTTAGATGCTCAAGGCAAAATTGAGTATGAAAGCACCCTTAAACTCAATAAAATCTTTAGGATCAAATAATGGCAACTAAACTAAAAGTCTTGGTTCCTGCTATCAAGGAAAAGTCTGGAAAGGTCGTTAAAGCCCCTTCCAAGGCTTATTCTCATGATGAGCTTAAAAAGATGGCTGGTAAAGCTGCCAAAGGCGCAAAGCATGAATTTGAGCTTTCTAATGGCAGAATTGTTACTCGCAAAGTAGCAGCAAAAGTAGCTGAAAAATCTGGAGAAGTTCCTAAGTCTGTAGGAAAAAAACTACATTCTCATGATCTTCGTAGAGCTGAAGGTATTAAAAAGAAAAAAATGTAATGAGTAATGACGAAGCCATGATTTTCAATGCAATCGTAATGATTGGCTTCGCCTTTATTATTTGGTATTTAATCGGAAAAGATAATGACAAGTGAAGATATACCTTTTGCTGGAAACGTGAAAGTTCCATCAGATGATTGTGAAGAAGCGTTTTTTGCTGTTTATCCTGATTTTTTTTATGAAGGATCTACAGCTCTTAATCTGTGGACTCAAGCCTGGCAAGCATCTTTAGACCATGTTGAGAACAAAAAGCCTTTAATTCAGCTTATATGACAAAAAGCCCAAAAGAAGTAAGCATGAGCAAGAAGCAATGGCTGAATATTTAACTAAAAAATTTGCTGAGATTGATGCTCAACAAGAGTTAATTCCAGTAGTGATGCAAAGAGGTGAATGGGAAGCTCTTAAATACACAATAGAGCTTGCCCTTAATTTAAAACATAAAAAGCGACTACATCGCTAGAATATCCATTGCTTTATGTATTTTATCAATTCTATCTTGTAATCCTAAAAGACCGCCATTTATTCTTTTAGTCATTGTTTCCCAATTTTCATCGTCTGCCAACAAATTAATTTGCTTGCGATTCCAGTACCAGCCAGCAGACATACAAGCCCATTCAGGCTCTAATAGAAGCTCTGGATGCTCTGCAAATGGTTGACCTAATGCATTTCCACAAGCAGTTACGTTAGAACGGCCTGTAAGCTGTATAACGCCTCTGCCATGAAATTTCCAGCCATCACCATCTTCAGTATTACCAAGATCAGCTCTACCGCCATAAACCTTGTTTGCAATAGCTTCTGGATTGTTTGCGTATTTCTCAGCAGTTGCATCATCAGGAAAACGAGAAGGCCAAACTCTCATCAAAGCACCAGCAGAATAATGAAGGTTTTCTTCTAAAGTTTTAAAATTGCCTGATTCATGCTGGCATTGACCAATAAAGGATGCCTGGCGTTTTGGGGTATCTATGCCATATTTGGCAAAAGTATCGTTTAAAGGTTTAAGCCATTTAGGATCAATTCCTAATGCTTGTAATTGGTTGTTATTTAATGGAGTCATATTGTTTATAGCAAGCTCCTAATCCAATTCTTATTTGGTCTGCTCTGGCAGCTTCCCTAATAAGAAATTCTGCATCAGGGGCAGAAAGGGTTGCTCCGTTGCAATCTTGTCCATTGATGGTTTTTGTGGGGCTATTGGAACGGCTACGCAACTGGCTAATAGCATCGACAAGCTGATTGTTAATAGCTTTAATTTGAGCATCTTTGACCTTTCTTATCTCATCTGCTTGCGCTTGAGTTCGTTGTTCTTCAACTCGTGTATCCAACTCAATTTTTGCTTTATATCCCATAAAATTGTTATGCTCAAAGCGATAACCAAGGTAAGCAGAAAAAAGCATCCCAATAACAATAGCTCCAAGTTTGACATAGGTAAGGATTGGTAAAGGAAACATTACTCAATAGGCTTGGAAGTCACAAAGCGCAATATAGCAACAATAATGCCAATCCCAATAAGGATAAAGCCATAATATTTTGGATCAATACTGTTTTGCACATAGGATAGATTGTCAAATAAAGCACCAAATATCACAAGTGCTAACGAAAACCACATCGTTTTTGACTTGTGCATTTTCATCTAAATCCTGAAATTCTAGGTGAGAATACAAAAGTGGCTTTGTAAAGGCTTGGCTTGGGATCAACATTAGGATCAACTAGAGCAAAAATATTATGCCCAAAATTGCAATACATACACCGAGAAAATCCGATTGGTCGTACCCAACGGAACTGAAATAGACCATTAACAGTAACAAGACACCAGCCAGCTTTAGCGTTATCGTTATCTCGTATCGTAGTATCGCCTTGAATATCTGAAACATAAGGTGTTCCTAGAATTTGTAGCCCAAATGAATACGCTGGATTGCGCCATAGCCATTTCACTTGTGACCAATAGCAAGGTGGATTTAAAGATTCAAAAGTAGCATCACCATTTAATGAATTATCAGGTGTTTGAAACCAAGATAGCCATTTAGGAAGTCTAGGTTCAAGGCGTACAGAAGTACCATTATCTACCATTCCAGATACATTAGAAGCAAACAAAGGAAGAATAGGAGCAATGATTACTGCTATTAGGGTTAGCAATAGACTAACTGGTACAAGTAGGATGTAAGAAATCATTTGTCTACCTTTCGGTCTAGCTTATCTTCGATCTTATCAAGCTTGGCGAATATAGCGGCTGCGATCTTGTCAAAATCATGTTTAGACATATAGTTACCAGCTATCAAAATCTCAATAGTATTGACTTTATCTACCAATATTTTATCGGCAATTTGTAGCTCTTTAACAGCCTCCCAAATAACTTTTAAAATCCAACCGCCTAAAAAGCCAACTAAAGCAATGGCAGTATTTATTATTGTTTGCGAATCCATTGTTATTTCCTAGTTTTTTCTTTTTGAACTTGTTGCAAATAAGATTCGTAAGAAGCTAATGGAATTTTACCTAAGCCAATTTTACTAGGTGCTTGTAATAAATTACGCAATGCATTTTGACCTATTCCTTTTTCAAGATAGGCAGCAAATTTAGGATTATTAATTGCAGCTTGTGCTAATTTTGGAGCAGCAACACCAAAAGCAGCTCCTTTTAAAGCATCTACATAATCGCCTTGATATAAACCATAAGCAGCTCCAGCAGCAGCAGGAACAGCAGCTTGTGCCAACCCTCTAGCAATAGTTCCGCTATTTGGAAGTTTTTCAGGTAGTACTATTTTTCCAGCAGCAGCTAATTTTGCTAGTTGTGGATCATCTGCATAAAAAGCATTGCGTTTAGATTTTGTTGTTAAAGAGTTATAAAGCAAAGAAGGGCTTATATCCCCTTCTGGGTTTTTTAGCGCAATATCTTCAATTTTACGCATATTGCCCCAATTTTTATTTGCTTGTTTTAATAAAGCAACATCTTGTTTGTTGCCGTAAAACTCAGCAGAATCACTTAAACCTTTATTTAATACATCACGCAATTCACGACCTAAATTAGCAACATCAGAATTAGCATTTCCAGACAACGTATCTAATCTTGTTTTTAAATTTTTATATTGAGCAGCATCAATATAACCATTATTTTTATCTGCTTTAGCAATTACATCATCTAAATTTCTTTTAATGACTTTGTATTGCGATTCTTCAAGTGTATGCAAAGCATTGTCATCTATCTGATTTAAAGCATTTTTAAAAGTATTATCAACTTGAATATTTACTCTTGATGCAACATCATCATAAACTTTTCCAATGTTTTCTTTGGCTGATGCAATAACAGCAGGAGTAATTTTATCTGCATCTTCACCCATAGTTTTAGAAATAGCTTTGTTAAATGCTTGTTTTTGAACCCCACTAAATTCTTGTTGTGCCCCAGAAGTAAATGGATTATCGGATAAAGCAGCTTTTACTCGACCTAATAAAGCAGATCCAGTAGCTTGAGCTGCATCTAATGGAACTCCAGCATCACGCAATGTTTTTACTGCATTTGCACCAATTTCGCCAATTTGATTAGTGATTGGTTGAGCAACACGACCTAAAGCATTAACTATTCCTTGACCAGCAGCACCTACACCAGCTCCAGAAATAACATTAAAAGCTTTGCTTTCATCTTGTAATGTAGGCTGAACTGCTCCCATTGTTGCTCCAGTTAAGGCAGCTTTTCCAATAGTTCCTCCTGGAAGCAATACAGCTTGTCCTAATTCGCCTGTAATATTTCCAGCTAAACCAGCAGGAGTTTCCAATAAAGGTTTATTTTCTTCTCTTTGCGCAAGAATTTCTGCTTCACGACCAGCAGCAGCTTCTTTTGCAGAAGGCATATTAAGCTTTTGACCAAATTTAGAAACAGCAGGAAATGCTTCTTCTAATTGTTGCGCCAATGGATCTAAAACTTGACCAATTCCTGTCATAGTTGTTTTACCAGAAGCTTTCAAACCTTTACCAAATAACTCTAAACCTGATTTTTTTGATAAATCTTCAGTAGGTTTGTCCCAAGTAATATCTTCATCTTTAGGCGCAGAAATTGTTACAGAACCTTTTGGCTCATCCCAAGTAATATCT